GTCGTAAAGTTACTACCAGTCGCTTTTCGAGACAAACAAAAAGTTGAACAGTTTAAAAATTAAAATATGAAAAGAATAATCAACCATTTCAGATGGTCAAAATGGAAGGGTGTTAAAATTTATAAGCATTTACACGGAAGTCAGTTTTACTTAATTCAATTTAAAGTAAATGAAAACGGATTAAAACGCTTTAGAAATATAGCAATGAATGACAACTTAAAAGGTGCTTATAAAATTGAAAATATTGAACTAAAAGAAATCGAGATATGATACAGGAAAATAAAAGAGTTTACATAAGTGGTAAAATTTCAGGATTGAAAGAACTTGAAGCAAAACAATTATTTCAAAAAGCTGAGGAATATGTTGTTTATGGTTTATGTCATGAATGCGTAAATCCAATGACAATAAACCACGACCATGACAAAAGCTGGGAATCGTACATGAAAGAAGATTTAAAAGCGATGTTTGATTGTCAAATTATAGCCATGTTGCCAAATTGGACTGAAAGCCGTGGCGCTAGAATTGAATTAAATTTAGCTATCGAGTTAGGTTTAGAAGTTATTTTTTAGATTAACCACCCATCCGCGAAATAAACCGCTTGCCACAATTTCGACAAACAAAGAAAAGGAAATAGTAATTTTGAAGAAAACAAAGGATATGGAATGGATTGAAATAACAAAAGAATTACCACCCAGAAACACACTTGTTTGGGTTAAAAGAATGCCAAATAGAATAGAAGAAACACCTATTTATTTAGCAATGCGTAACGGAATGCCTATTTCTGATGATGAAGATGCTTCACGTAAATGTCATTGGTATGGAATACATCAAAACAAAATAAATATGGAAAAAGAAAAAACAGATTGTTTAACTTTTGAAGCTAATTTTAGTGATGTAACAGTTATAGAATGGTCTTTTTTAGAAACAGTTAAATAAAACCTATGAAACAGAACAGCGCAGAGCAACCGTACGAAGCGTACGAAAGGCTTAAGAAGGAATTGGAGGAGGTTAATAGGTATTTAAATGCTATTAGTCAGCGTGAAGAACTTAAGTTATCAAAAAACGAATCAATTAATATGTTTTCATTTGAAATTAAACTTATTTCTAAAAGATTATTTTGGTTTGATAAAGTACAAGAAGTTAAAATTCCTGAATGTTTAATTCCTTCATTAATCGAATCAGCCGAATCAAAGAAGCAACAAATAGAAAACGAACTTAATAAATTGGTAAATGGACAATAATTTACAAGCATTAGTTAATGGAATTGAATTAAATCAACATCAAAAAATATTTGCTCATTTTGAATATACAAAACTCAAACAAGAACACGCGGAAATGGTGGAGATGCTTGAAAAATTATATTCAACATACGAGTTATTAGGATTATCAAAAGATGTGAATCAATTACTAAACAAAATCAAAGAAAATGGAAATTAAGAACTGGATTATAACCTACGTGCCTGAGTACCTTAGTAACTCGATTATTGAATCGCAAGGCAATCGTAATTTAAATAAGCATGTAGGAACGCTAAAAGAAGCTTTAGACAGCATCGATGTTGCTTTAATGACAAAAGAAGATAGAGAAGTTTACGATTTATACTATCGTTGCCAAATGTACGATAAAACTCTTTTCAATGTTACTTTCTATTTAAACCCAACACTTACAGTTGGTGCAGACGTTGTCGGAAGTGATTTAAACCAAGTGAAAATTGATGGCGCTTTAGCTTTAAAAGAAAAAGGTTACGATGTGAAACTTGAAAACTTCGCGTACATAAGCCGTAAATACTTTAATTTCGTGTAACATGGAAAAGACAGCAAGAGAGTGGCTAATGGAACTTAAGCCAGAACATCGAGATTTGGCGATTGAGGGTTTTGAAAAATTTAACATAACAGAAAAAGATAAAAAATTTACATCGCTAGGATTTGCTTTGAGACTTTCTTTTTCTTGGTCATAAACAAAAGAGGGTTTTGATTTTTGGCGTCAAATATCAAACGAATTGTATACAAACACCTACTACAATGAAGAAGCAAAGAGTTAAGAGTGTGTACAAGCAATCGTTTACAGTTCAAGATAAACACAACAGTAGAATAAAATTAGTTTGCGGTACGTTTGTCAAAAATTTCAACCGAAAAATTAAAAACTCAAAAAACGACGATGGCAACTAACTGCAGAATAAAACGAACTTTCACTATTGAGCGAAGAAAAGTTTACAAGCACCCAACCGTGTTTTCAAAGCCTCATTTAGAACACTTGAGAATAGTTGGTTACGGTCAAGGAAACAAAATCGACAAGTGCAAGCATTTAAGCGTGTACGACTTCGATTCAATATCGTTCGTACAAGAATCAATAAACCCAATCAACCAGCAGAAATTTACGCACTGTTGGGCGATTAGAAATAACAAGCCGTATTTTTTAGTAATGCAATAAATTAAAATAAAATGGAAAAGTTAATAAATGGTCAATACTGTAAACACCTAACAAAAGAACAGTTTAATGAGTTGATTAATATTGAAAATCATGAATACAAGCTTACTTATAAGTCAATTGATTATGAAACTGAAAACTATTATAAACACTCTTTAAGATTTGATGGAAATATATTAGACCATGGGTGTAAAAGATATTGTAATAAAGAACTATCTTTTGATGACTTTAAACAGAAAGCTATAAACACATTTAAAAATTAATCGAATGGAAAAAAGAAAAATATCAGACTTAAATGTAGTTGAAAGAATTTTTAACGATATTTTAATTCATGGAATTGATTCTGTAAAATCAAATAAGAAATTTTATGAAGATATGTTAAATAAAACAGAGTTAATACGTCAATTATTCATCGGTAAAGTATCAGATGAAATAGGATTCGATAAAACTTTAAAGCTTTTACAAGAATCAAAAGAAGTGATTGAAAAAGCTAAAAATTAAACGAATGGAAAAAGAAGTAATTTTAGAAACAGACAAAGGTCAAATTAAAATATACTCAAACGATGAGTTAGAATTTAATTTAACTGATGAAAAGTTTTACTATGTAAGTTTAAAAAACAGACCTTTAACTTTTAGATGTACTAATCATGAGTTAAATAAATTATCTGAACTAAAACAGCAAAAAGAAGAAAGATATACAATGAGTAACGACCAAAACGCACAAATTGATTGTAGAATTACAGATTGTAAATTCTATAAAGGTTCAGGAACTTGTTCTAATATTTCACCAGCATTAACACTTAATGAAAATAAAAGTTTTGTTTGTTGGTCAAAAGAAGAAAAAACAGAACAGCCAAAAGACCCGAACGAACTGATTGGAAGGAAGGTAAAAGGGTTTAGGTTTGAAGATGCAGAAAGTGGCATAGCTTTTCCAACAGAAATGGAGGAGTTAATTGGTGTTAAAGGCGAAATACTTAGGTTAACACTTGATGAACATGGTTATGTTGTTAGTTTTAAAAAACCATATCATTGTGAATTTACATACCCAGCCGACCAAATAGAAGCTCACCTACTACCCGAAAAGAAAACCAAAAAAGAAAGAATCGAAGAACTCGAGAAAAGGGTCGAGCAGTTGGAAAACCTTCTAAAACCTGAATATAAACTTCCAAATTCAATGGATTGGATTGTTAAAAACCATGAGTTAAATAAATGTAGTCCTTGCACTCTTCCTAAATTAGAAGATAAAAAACAAGCACCCGAATTTTGGTACGTCGATATTCAGGAAGAAAAAGACTCGGAACTGTTGGATGTTTTTAAAGAGTGGTTTGTTAAAAAAGTAGGATTTGGAATTCATTTTGACTACTATAAATATGGATATTCAGGTGCAGGACATTATGATGGTTATGATTGGGTTACATACAGTAGGGATTGGGAAGGTAACTCCGACAAAATGCAGAAAATAACGCTCAATGAATGGAATATGTGGTTTAATAAATAATAATATGAAATTTACAGAAATAACAGCAAACCCAATAATAATTCCTACTCAAAAATTATGCGATTTCTTGGGAATAGAAAGTAAAGAATTTGATTTTTTTCAGTTGTTGCAAAACAATGTGAATGAAGATAGTTTTATCTATTACACTAATTATGGTCACTACGTTAAATTATGCGACAATGATTTAGAATTATTTAAAGACGGAACTATTGAAGTATCTATTTATAATTTTAGCGTGGATATTTATAAAATCATAAAAATATTTGAGTTGCAAGGAATTGAATTTGAAAGGTAATTAATAAAGCACTTTAATCGGTGCTTTTTTTGTTTCATTTATTTTCATTACTTTTGGTAAAACTAAAAATTAAAATTATGATAGCTTTCTTAGTTGCAGTAGCAGTAGTAGTAATTGTCGGCTCAATCGTTGCAGTCGTTGTGTTAACTAATTAATTTTTTATGGCAAGGCTTTCTGAATATGATTTTAAAGTTTGCGAATTAATCTGTGATGAAATAGCAGACGGTAAAAATATCATTGATGTTTTAAAGTCAAATGATACATTCCCTACATGGTCAACTTTTCGTCGTTGGAAGAATGAACACGAAGAATTAAGAACATTGTATGTAAACAGCCAACAAGATAAAGCGACAGCCTTAGAAAATGAAATTGATGAAATATCAAAAGACTTAAGAATGGGTATTATTGAAGCTTCGACTGCAAACGTTTTAATTCAGACTTTAAAGTGGAAAATGGCTAAATTCTATCCTAAAGTATTTGGTGAAAAACAAGAACCTATTGAATTAATTTTAACTAAGCCACTTTCAAACGACGAACTTAAAAAAGCATCTGATTCACTAGATGATGTATGATAGATTACAACAATCTTACGAGGGAACAATTAGCAATTGCACGTGTTAAATGCGATGCTTCATTATTGTATTTTACTCGGTTTTGGTTTCGTGTTCTTAAGAATCAAAAATTTTTAGTCAATTGGCATCATGAGGAAATTTGCGCTGAATTAGATAAGATTGAAAACTACGAACTTGAACTACTAAATATTAACATCCCCCCAAGATTTTCAAAGACTGAGATTTCAGCAGTTAATTTCATTGCTCGTGGAATTGGAATGAATCCAACTTCTAACTGGCTTTATATTACCGCATCTGATGAATTAAGGGCGCAAGTATCTGTATCTATTCGTGACATAGTAACACATCCGTATTTTTACATTATGTACGGAGTTCGATTAAAGAAAGATTTGAACTCTAAAAACTTGTGGCGCACTGAATCAGGAGGTGGATTGAAAACAGCTACTATCTTTGGTCAAATCACTGGTTTTGGCGCTGGTCAACTTAATGAAGATGCTTTAAATGATATTCGAACTTTCGAAGGTGCAATTATACTAGATGACTTAAATAAAACAGATGATGCACAAGAAGAAAACGCAATTAATGAAAAGGTTTCAAGAACTGTTTTTAACACCGTATTAAGCCGTAAAAACTCACAAGACACTCCAATCATAAACATACAACAAAGGGCGGGTGTAACCGATGTAACAGCCGAATTTATGGAACACTTCAAAAACTCCAAAAAGGCAAAGTTTATGGTTTATCCAATCATTTCAAGTGATGGCGTGCCACTATGGGAACAAAAATTCAACTTAGATGCAATTAATGAATTAAGAACAAGTCCAAAAACTGCACACGTATTTGAAACACAGTACATGCAGAACGCAACGAAGCGAGAGGGTATGATTTACCAACGTGAAGATTTCGCTTATTACGATTTGTTACCTGATAAATTCGAAGCTAAACATTCATTTGTGGATATAGCTGATACAGGAACAGATTCACATTGTTGTGTTATTGCAGGACTATTCGAAAAGAAATGGTATGTTTTAGATGTGTTGTTCACAAAAGAAGGCACTGAGATAAATACACAATTAACAGCGGATATTCTAAATAAAAACAATCCTAATTCAGTTGTGATTGAGTCTAACATGGGTGGCTCAATGTATATTCAGTTGCTTAGACCATTAGTTAATAAATCAACAGAGATTTACGCAATAAAGAATACATCGAATAAAATTACTCGAATGGTAAGTAATAAGAAGTTTGTCATTGACAACTTCGTTTTACCTAAAAAATCAATAAGTATTGAATATGATAATTGGTATTCAGAACTATTCAAAGTTACAAAGGACGGAAAATATAAACATGATGATGCTTTAGATACGCTCACAGGATTAGCCGAAAGCGTTTATTCACATTTCATTCATTTATACTGTTAAACAGTTTCCTCAACAAGTTTTAATGCTTGTTCTTTAGAATATCCAGCATCAAAGTAAGTTTTAACTGCTCTCGCTTTAATTTCTTTTACTTCATTATCTGTTTTATCGTCTTTCTGTAAAGCTGAAATATGCTCGTAACTTAAAACGATTCTATGCCCTTCTTGAAGTCTCAATCCTTGGCTAAAATTATTACAGTAATCATTTGCAAATGGAATGATAGCATCTTGGTAAGCCATCTTTAAACCTTCTTGTAAATTAGCTTGAACCTTTGATTTTTCCTTACTGAAAATATTATCATTCAATTGAACCGAATCAATAATGCGCTTCATTCCTTCCGAGATGGTTTCAAAGGTCATCATATCTTTAACTGGAAAACTTGTTGGATTCCATTTAACATCAAAATCAGTGAATTTAATAGCGCTTTGACCATCAAAAATTCCGTATTCATTTGTTTCTTGTTTACCCAAAGCGATTTTATCTTCTTCTTTCATTGGTAAGTTATTACCTTGACCATCTGTCCGACCACTTGAATAAAAACCAACCGCTCCTTTTTTAGTCAACAAAACATTCTGAAAACCTTTAGATGCTCGTATGTTTGAAATATCCATGTGAAGCGATTCAAGGACGGACTTTCCTTTCAATGGGTTTAACGGGTCAATGTTCTTATGATGGATTATTTCACTAGGTTGCCAAGTTTTACGCTGTTCAGTTCCGTTGTTGTCGTAGTCTAAATAATATTCTTTGATAATTCCATCAATGTCGATTTGCTCGTAAATTAAACCAGTTAAAATCATTTTGATTCTATCTGCTGGTAAATTCCATAAAGCGGTTGGAACTTCTGATAGTGATGAGCCGTAATTTGTGTATGTGATGCGATTACCGAAAATTAAATAATGTAAAGCACATTCTTGCATAAAAGATTTGCCATTCAACAATACATTTGGATTAAGCAACCTTTTAACGATTTCAGAATTTTTAACTACTTCACCTTTTGCATCAAGTTCTTGATAAATTCCGTTCGAAAACATTGAGGCGAAACGGTCAAAAACGATTTTTACTTCTGCAGTAGTGTTATAAATTTCAGCTTCTTTACCTACAACCGTAATCCATTGTTCTTTATCGTTGTTACTTCCAAATAATCTATTTACCCAATTATTTGGCGTTCTCGTAAATCTATCGTTTCCTTGACCTCCCCATTGAAATCTAAAGTTACCCATTTGAATTAATCCCATAATTTTCAATATTTTGTCAAATTTATAGAAAAAAGTTTATATTTGCCTTGATAAATGGTAAATTTGCATTATGGAAGGACAAAAACCTACACAAGCGGTGAAATCTGATTCAGTAAAAGTTAATAAAGCTGAACTTATTAAAACCATGAATGACAAGAAAAAATCAAAAGAGGTTTTAAAATAAAAGCTATGTTTAAATCAGTTTACATAAAGGATAAAGTTTTTCAAACTAAAGAAGAATTATTCATTGAGTTAAAGGCTAATAATGATTTTATTATTGACGCTAAGAAATCACAGATTTATAAATCATGTGAAAAAGGTCAGTCAGTTTCTGTAAAGAGCATCGATTTATTAAAATTTAGCGAAGAAAATAAAGCTTTAAAATTAGATGAAAACTATTACTACCTAGTGGTTAATTCAACTAATATTTTAGATTCACATGAAGATTTACATGTTAATGGAATTTGGAATAAATCAGTAAAAGAAATTCAAGGTAAAAACTATTTAGTCGAAGACCATGATTTAGAAATAAGCAAGGTAATTGTAAGAAAAGAACACATTGAAATTTTTACAGCTATCGTTCCGTTTTCTATTTTAGGCAAAAACTATCAAGGAAACACGGAAGTTTTAGTTTATAAAGTTCCTAAGAATCAAGTTAAAAACCCAATTGTAAAAGAGTGGTTGGATAGTGGGGATTCAATTGAGGCATCCGTAAGAATGCAATACGTAACAATTCTTTTAGCTATGGACTCAAACGCTCCTGATGATGCTACTGAAAAGAAAAATTACGATGATTACATTGGTTTAATAGCTAATAAAGATGAGTTTGAATACATATCACATTTTTACATAGTTAAAGAAGCTAAAAACGTAAAAGAAAGTAGCTTAGTTCCATTTGGAAGTAATTGGGTTACTGGTAAATTAGAAAGTAAGAATGAGCCGTTAAATGACACTCAGGATGAAAATAAACACGAGCCGTCAAACGACACTCAAAAACCAAGCAGACGTAGACTGCATTAAGTAAAATTATTAATTAAAAACTAAACAAAATGTTTGTAAAAAAATCCCAAGAGGAAATCGACAAAATGACTCCGAAACAATACGAAGAGTATTTAGTTGAAAAAGATTCTCATGATGCAGAATTGCGTAAAACTGAGATTTCAGAGGCTATTAAAGAAGCTCAAAAAAATAATGTTTCACCTGAAACGATTAAATCTTTAAATCAAAAACTAGAATTAATTGTTAAAGAACAAGAAGCGTTTGGATTGCGAATGAAAGCAATTACAGAAAAACCAAATAACGACACTTCTAAATCGTTTAAAGAAACTATCTACAAATTTGTAGAAGATAATTCAGAAGCGATTGTTAAAGCGTTTAAAAGCGGTGGTACTGTAGAAATGGACGTTACTAAAGCTGTAGGAATTGTAGAGGTTGCGAGTGCTACTTTACCAAGTCCAGCTCCAGCTTTACAAGGTGTTCAAGTTGCGCCTCCAAGTCGTGCTAATTTACGTAGCGCTGTAATTAACTCAATGGCTACAACTATTCCAACTTCACAAGCGAGTTACGCTTATACTGAAACATTACCGAAAGAAGGTGGTTTTGATTTCGTTGCTGAAAAAGGAACTAAGCCTCAAATAGATATGAAATTTGAGACTCGTTACGCTTCACCAGTAAAAGTTGCTGCATGGATGAAATTGACAGAAGAAGCTGTTACTGATATTCCACAATTACAAGCTATTGCATACGATTTCTTACGTAAGCAACATGATTTAAAACGTGAAAAAGGAATATTAAATGGTGATGGTGTTTCTCCAAATCCAAAAGGTGCAACAACATACGGACGTTTATTTTCTGCTGGTGCTTTAGCTACATCTGTTGTTAATCCTAACTTTATGGACGTTGTTAACGCTTGTATTACGGATATTTACACACCTCCTAAATTTGCATCTAGTATTCGCTCGTAAACAGCCTCACCATTTTTAGAATTTTCATTCGCAAATATTGAGAATGTAGTACGATTTGAACTAGACGACC